AAACTAATGATGATTTGAGTGAACTTATGGAGGATCTTGAATATCTTCTGTATAGAGCAAAAGAGATTTATAATACTCAAGCAGCATTTGTTGATGGGTCTGACTATGATCCTGTGGCATATTGTGAGTTGCCTAAGCGTTACTGATGTGCCACTTGTACTAGTGTCACACGAAATGAGCACAGACCCCAAAAGTGTGCTATCATACATGTATGAAAAATCAAACCACTGAAATGACTGAGAAAGTTATTGACAAGATTGAGCAGTTCTGTGATGTTCTGCGCACTAACTTCCAATCTTATTCTATTGCACTACATAGGAAATATATTGACAAAGGTGAGAATGTAGATTATCACAAAGAGCAAATTGACAAACTCTGCATGGGTGAATATGTTGACAGTTTCACTTATGTTAAGGGTAAAAAGTATGCTAAAATTATTCATACTACCTTTTACAGTGGACAACGCAGTGCTCATGCTTTTGTTGACTTGAATACTGGAGATGTCTACAAATCTGCATCATGGAAAGCACCAGCAAAAGGTGTAAGGTATAATCTTATGGATGAGAAATCTAGTGAACAAATGTATCAACGTGCAGACTGGGCAGGAGGTTATCTCTACAAATGAACTACCTGTGTTTGATTGATGGTGTTGTTGAGTTTGGCAGCACCAGTTTACATGAGTTTGCTCGTTACTTTGTCATGTATGATGAAGAAGTAAGACAGGCAGAAGAGAATAATACATTAGAGATTCTCAATCTCACTGATGAAGAGCTTGCTGCTATGTTTCCTGTAGAGGATGAAGAATGAAACCTACAATTTTCTGTATTATTTGTCTGATGATTGCATTTGTTGTTAATGCTAATGCTAACAATCAAATGAATAACACTCCTCATGAAACTTACTGCCAACAGTTAAAGGTTTGGCACCCTGATTGCAAAATAGAATGATACCATGTGACACTTGTAGAACCGTCCCTATATGCTTGACTTTTTGGTAAATCTGTGGTATCATACATGTATGAAAGATAAATTTATGACTGATTCCACTCTTGATCTATTCTGTGACCATGCAGATGCACAAATGGCAGAAGAATATGCTATGGAACTTGAAGCAAAAGCAGCAGAACTAGAAGTTACTGTTGATTATTACATGGCAGAATTTCTTTGATTATTAACAACAACATTATTATGCAAACCAAAACTAAGTTTAACCATCTCAATCTGCCTGCTCTTGCAGACATCCCCACTGAAACTGTGGATGGATCTCGTCGTTATGTTGTGAATGGTAAACTGTTGCCTTCTGTGACCACAGTTACTTCCTATCAGAATAGGAAATCCATTGCACAGTGGAGGGAACGTGTAGGTGAAGAAACTGCAAATCAAATTAGTCAATTTGCATCAACCAATGGCACTAAGTTTCACAAACTTGTGGAAGATTATATCAACAATGAAGAAGTAGAATATGATACTGAAAAGTATAAGATTGCACTGAATCTGTTCAATCAGTTTCAATTCATTCTCAATGATGTAAACAACATTCACTATTTGGAAAGTGCTCTTTATTCTGAACATCTTGGTATTGCTGGTCGTGTCGACTGCATTGCAGAATATCAAGGGAAACTTTCTATCATTGATTTTAAAAGTTCTTCTAAACCGAAGTATGAAAGTCAAATTAAAAACTATTTTGTTCAAGAAACTGGTTATGCGTTGATGTATGAAGAAATGACTGGTAACAAAGTAGAACAAATTGTGACCTTGATTTCTTGTCATTCAGGTGAGACACAAGTTTTTGTCAGAAACCCTGATGATTATGTTGACACTCTCAAGCAATATATTGTAGAATACAACAACAAGTAAGATGCAAGATTGGAAGTGTAGTGTAAGGATGCCCTCAAACCATATACAAACTGTATGGGTTGAGGCATATAATTACAGTGATGCTGTTTCAATGGCAGAATCTAGTACTGGTGGAAAGTGTCTCAATGCTTCTGCACAGTTTTCATCATCATCCTCCGCATCTAATTCTAATGAAGGTGCGGAAATCAATGGAGGATTGATACTCTTTGGTCTTGCAGTGATGATGTTAGTTTATGCCTGGAAATGGATTCTTTTGATTGGTGCAATCTCATTGATAATTTGGTTAGTTATTAAATACTCTCAAGAGTAGTTTTTTGCTAGTGTAGCTCAGTTGGATAGAGCAGGGCTTTTGTAAAGCTCAGGTCGCAAGTTCAAGTCTTGTCACTAGCTTTTAATGCACAACAGTTAGTTATACCATGTGCCACAAGTACTAGTGTCACACGAAATGAGCACAGACCCCAAAAATGTGCTATCATACACAGTATGAAAGATCAAAACACCTCAGAAGTTTACCACTACCACACCAACTGGAAAGAAGGTAAAGTGAATCAAATGTGGATTCAGCAAGTTACACCTGAATGGCAAGAATGTGACCACAAATATGTTGCTATTGCTCTCAATCCTGAAAAGAATTGTAGCATGGTAATGTCCAAACCTCGCAGTCATTATGATACTCTCCAGTGGGTTCGTAAGTTTTGTGGTACATTTTGTATTCTCCCTGTTTGATTATTAAATGAAAACTTTTTGTGCTGGTATTGTTGCTGCATACCTTGGTTTTAGTGGTGTAGCAAACCTCATGGATTATGCCATGAAAACTGTGCAGAATCATGCACAACAACTCAATGCCCAACTTGAGCAAATCGATGATTAAAGTTAAATCTGAAACTATGATGATTGCATCTACTGCGCACATCAAACTAGCAGATAATGAGTGGGCAAAAGATAATGCACACTTTCAAAATCTTTGCTCTTACTTATTCTCAGTGCCACAAGTTGAATATGAAGAAGATATGCCACAATCCATTGCATTTTTGTTAGGAATTGCTGCATCTAATGATTGTCAATGGTTGATGCTAGATTCTGATGGAGATGTAATTGAAAGCATTCCATGTTATGACTGGTAAGTTATATCATGTGCCAGTTGTAGAACTGGTCGCTATATTTACCGAAATGCCCAAATCCATGCTATCATACATGTATGATAAATCAAATGACTGACTTCCCAACCCTTAAATCTAAAGATGGCACAATGGTAGTGTCATTCTACCCTGTCAAATTGCCCTATGGTGATGTATCTGAAGCATTTGTTTTTAAGGTGCTTGAGTGGCAAGGTATTGAGACAATCTCCAAGAAGTTCATTAACAAAGTTGAGCACAAAGTTCAACTAAAAGAGTATGAAACTCTTGGTTATGTTGTTGTCAAGGACAACAGCAATCTTCCCCAACTTGGTAATCCTATGGCAGGTGCGTGCTGATGTATGTTTCTCTAGATGTTATGGAACAACTGAATAAGATTGTGAGCACATGTGAGCAGGCAATCTATGAATCAGAAGCAGCATTAAATGATGCAAATAAGGGTTATCCTTATGCTGCTGGATATAGCAGATCTGCACTCAAGAATGTGCTTGATGATGTCAACTTTCTTCTGAAAAATAGCAACACTAATTGATAATGTTTGATACAATGTGGGATGAGATTCAAGACATGCAAGGAGAAATCTTTGATGTTTGTGAGAACACTGGGATGCTACTTTATCCTGGTCAAGAACCTTACAGTGAGGAAGAGATTGATAGTTTGCAGAAGACATTTGATCTAGATGAAGAAGAGTTCTGGGAGCAATTTGATGAAGGTTGGAATAGTGCAAAGGAAGAAAAGTGGCAGGAAGTATATGCCTAATCAAGACAGTTAGCTATATCATGTGACACTAGTACTAGTGTCACAATACACTTGACAAATCACCAAAAACGTGCTATCATACAGGTATGGAAAAAAACAAAACATTCTCAAAACTCATTTACAACATCTCCAACCCTACATGTGTTGTATTTGATCTAGATGCTACATTGTGCCATCATGGTTCACAATCTGGATTTGATGAGTGTGATCAATTCCCTGCTATTGATGCTGTTGTAGATGTTGCCAAGCATTGCAAATCCAATGGGTTTGACTTAGTAATTGCAACTGCGCGTCCTGATGTGTATGCTGAGGGCACTGCCTATTGGTTACAACAACATCTGCCAGAGTTTGATGCACTTTATATGAAGAACAGTGAGGATGATTCTACTGGTTCACAATGCAAGGGTCAGCAACTTATGGACATCCTACGTTTCTGGGATGATATTAAGTTCTGGGTTGATGATTCTCCATACAATGCCCAAGTCATTGAGGATCATGGTGTGACCTGTATTCGTCCTTCCCACAATGATAGTTTCTGGGCAGACTATGGTGATCAGTGAGTTAGAATCTCCTGGTAACATTGCCTACTTTCTTTATATTCAACAAGCATACAAACCCCATACTGCTATACCTACCAGAAAAGAGTTGCTAATAAGAAATCCCCACTATCTCATCAAGAGAGAGTTAGAGAAACTGGAAACTAGAAAGGGTATGGCAAGATACAAACTTAGGGAAGATTGATGATAGCATGTGCCAGTTGTAGAACTGGTCGCTATATTTACCGAAATGCCTGAATCCATGCTATCATACATGTATGATGATTGAAACCAACCAAATGATTGCTCTCAAAACTCCTCAAATGTCTACTGATTCTGATATTATCATTCCCCAAGATGTTCAGGACAAGATTGATGATCTGACTGATGCACGTTATGCTCTAGATGATATGATTGCCTTCATTGAAGAGTATGGAAATGATAATTTCATCCAATTCTATGAAGAATATGTCCAGAATGGTGAGGACTATTGTTATGAAGCAGTGGACGCATTTGTAGATGAGTTTGGTATGCAGTGCATTGAACATTTCAGTGATGCCTATCAAGGATCATACCAAAGTGAGGAAGATTTTGCTGAGCAATATTGTACTGATGTGTATGGGTTCAATCAAGAAGATGCCCCAGTTGTTGTAGATTGGAGTGCAACCTGGAATTGTAATCTTCGCTATGATTTTGCCTTCAATGATGGTTATGTTTTCAACAACAATTTCTGAGGATAATACTATGATGAAAGTGTATTGCGTGATTGGTGGATTAGATTATGAAGGAGAATGTTTTGATACTCTGAAATTGTTTGATTGCAAGTCTGCTGCTGAAGAGTATAAAGAACACCTAGAAGTTGAGTGGAAGTATGATTATGTTCTGATGCGTATTCAAGATGTAATCATGGAGTCTGCAATCTCTGCTGCCTGAGTATAGTGATGTGCCACTTGTACTAGTGTCACAATACACTTGACAAATCACTAAAAACGTGCTATCATACATGTATGATGAATCAAACCACTGAAATGCCCCAGCAAACTTATAATGGTTGGGCAAATTATGAAACCTGGAATGTATCTCTGTGGATGCAAAACAATCAGTTTCTTTATAATACTGCTGTTGCATGTGTAGAGTTCAAAAATGATGATGAAACTCCCTATACTAAGTTCATCAGGTGCATGGAGAATTGTGATAAGATTGCAACCAATGATGGTGTTAGGTGGGATGATGAAAATATCAATCATGATGAGATCAATGAAATGATGTTTGATAATCACAATGAGGAGCAAAACTGATGATCATTAAGTACACTTTCGACATTCAAACCAAACAACCTGTGTATGCTGTGTGTGACAATCAAGGCAATTGCCTGATGCTTACTACTAGCATCTCCACTGCTATCAAGAAGGTGCAATCTTGACCCAAGTTATTGACATTCTAGCAAC